GCGGCTGTACGCCGCCAAGCTCTTCCATCAGCTCGTCCTGCCCGGGTATGTAGCCCTTCGGCATGTGCTTTAAGTAGAGTGTTAGCGGTAACTGTCCAGTCGCCATTAGGTTGTCCAACGTCTGAACCGCCGCTATTTCGCTCCAATAGGAAGCGGCACCAACGTCAAGTTGCATTGTGAAGTGCGTGTTTCGCAGGTCGTCGAAGTTGAACGTCTGTATCACGTTCGTGTTCTGCGAAGCTCCTGCGAACGCAACGACTTCCTGCGTCATTTGGTCGGGCGGGGGCGGTGCGTACACAACGCGCTTGCCATAGTCCGCCTGCATGAAGTCAATAAAAATGCGGCCCAAATCTTCCACACACTGGTAGAGATTCTGCCGCGTAAGTTCTGAGGGCGTTGCCGCCGCTTTTTGTAGAGCTATGATTGCTGATGTGTTGTACGCTTTGCCTTCACCGAGCGCAACACCTGTTGCACCGAGCGAGGCCTGCGTCCTTTCAATAGCCAGTTCAATGAACTGTGCAATCTGCGGCGAAATCGTAGTAGGGTCTATAACCTTCGCCACATTGTTCACGTCGCCGCCGTTTACGGGTATCGCCGCCCCAACGCGGTTGTCCCACTTCTGAACACGCGTGCGGTCGTATATAACCTTCGGGTACGCCGTTGTCATAAGCGAAAGCATGCTCATGGCGAACAGCTTGTTGACGAACACCTGATTCGGAATAAGGCCGGAAATCATTGATTGCCCGTGGTAGCAATCCTGCACATAGTCCCAGTTAAGCCACACAAGCGGATACAACTTTAAGCCAGTGTCCCATTCAGAACGCACCACAACGTCTTTCGTCGTCTCAACCGCGTGGATCGTGCCGGACTTTTTGTCACGCCACAGCTTCATCATAACGGTGACTTTATCGTCCGTGAGGTTGCTGTTATGCGATTGGCTGTCGTCGGTGTCCGGCTTAACCGCGTCAACGTTGCCGTCTCCAGTTTCCTTCACGCGGTCTTTAACTTCGTCGACAATTCGCCGTTTAGCGATGATGATGTACGGCTGACTCTGTACGCAACGGTCATTGGGGTTTCCAAAGAACACGCGTGTATTCTCGATAACTTCACACTTAATCGCACCGCGCACCTTCTGCCCCATATCAACCTTGTCGTCCCAATAAGCGAAAAGACACCCGTCTCCATCTACAGCGGCGTTGCGCGCCATCTCACGCAGTAGAGAACCAAGTTTGATTTGTTCAGTAATGCGCTCGAATTCAGCGTTTACAATCTCCGCTTGATGATTAACGATCTTCGGTTCAGTGGCCGCAGAGAACGCCGACGCATGGAGCTTGAGGTTATCCGTCACGATGTTTGAAATCGTGAACAGTACAACTCGCTTGATGAAATTAAAAACGGGCGTCGGCAATCCATTTGCCTGTACGCCCTCCCATTGTTTGCCTATGAAAAAGTTTTCGTTGGTGCGAACGGTGTTGAAAAGGTCTATTTGAGCTTTGAAGCCAAGTCCCTTCTCATACTCCTTCCTCACCAGCTCGACGATATTCTCTTTCGCCACGCCTTACCCCTCTTTCTTCGTGAAGGGGTTATATTCAAAGATCCTCTGCATCCCTTCCGATGTGAGCTTCTGCTGCCTGAGGTATTCTTCCTCTGCCTCTTTGATGTTTTCGGCGTGTTCCTTCATAAACTCCTGTACCGGCTTCATCTGCCGTTGCAGTTCTTCAAGCTCTTTGCGAAGCGCCGCACATGCGGTCACCACCGCCTCAAACCGCTTTCGTGTTACGAACATCATAGCCCTCCCCCAAAACCGAGATAGGACGATGTAACCGCCCCGCCCGTCATGTAGTCGTCGTAGTCCTCTTCGTAGTCGTCGTCATCGTCGTCGTATTGTCTTGTGTTTGTACCGCCTACATCGTTCGGCATAACGCGCATAACGCAGAAGTAGCGTAACGCGTCAACAGTATGGGTAATCTCGTGAGGCTCTGTTGCGCAGTCGTTCGGGTCTTTGTCGCTGGCCTGAATAATCTGAATGTCCGATATGAGCTGCTTGCACGTCTTGAAAATCAAAAGCGACGGTTTCCCATCAGCACGCAGTTTGAGCATTTCTTTAATCTGCATGTGCCCGTGTACGCGCTCACGAGATGCGGGGACAAGGCCAACGCCGTTTAGCATGAACACTTCCGCCATCGTCTTGCCGGTGTCCTTCTGGCGGCTCCAAATGTCTTTCGGCGCATACGTCGCAGAGATAGTCTCGTTCGGCAATGTATGAGAATGCACTTGTTCGGCAGCAGCCGATACAATCAAGTCTTTCGCCGTATACTCACGGTACACATAGCAGCGCCCCGACGGGTCCACCGCTATCCAGTAGCAGGCGAACATATCCAATCCGTAGTCAAACGCTCTATACCGCGCCCAATCAGGCGGTATTGAAAATGGTTCAACAACGTGAACGGCCTCGGAAAACTCAGGGAAGTAGTTGCCGCCCAAAGAGTCCCAGTTGCCGTAACGCCATGCGGCACGAATGTTCTCGGGCTGCTGAGACAGCATCTTCAGATAGTTTTCGTACCCTATAGGGTCTGTGTTCTTCAGTGCAACGTTATCCTCGATGTTGGCAAAGATAAACTTGTAATCCTTCGGGTTTTCATTTTCCTCTGGATTCGTCGAGTCTGTCTTGTACTGCTTATCAATGAATAAGCGCTTCATCCAGTTGTGGCCCACACCGCCGGGGTTACACGTTAGATAAAAGCGCTTTGGAATCTTGTTGGCGCCACGCAAGCACGCGCTTAAAACGCGGAAGTCGCGTTCTGTAAACTGCGTGGCTTCATCTAGGAATATCCAGTCATATTCCTGACCTTGATACTCAAGCTCGGAAGCCTGCCCTGAGTAGTGACCGAATTTAATTACCGAGCCGTTATGGAAGCGCAGCATGCGGTCAGTTCCGTTATAAGACGCAGCACCCTTTGCAATAAGCGGTTGAACCATCTTTAAGATAGGCTCTATGTGGTTCTGTTGCAGTTCTGGATATGTGCGGCGAATAATTAGAATCCGTATGCCGTCGTGTTCAAGAGCGCCAGAAACCGCTTTTATTCTCGCAACGTGTGTTTTACCACCGGCGCGTGCACCGCCGTATGCAGTAAACAGTGTCTTGCTTTTGAAAAATTCAATCTGCTTCGGGTTGAGCTTGCCAAGGTCCAGCTCTATTCCGCCGCCCCTTGCTCCGCCCTTAGCTTTTGGCTTACGTCCTGCCATGATTCACTCCTGCTTATACATAGAACCCAACGGTCTTGATGTTCTTTCTGCCACCGTGCGGAACAATCTTAAACAGCTTGTCGCTCACTGGCCGATACGCACTGTCTGCGGCGTAACCACCGTAAGTTAAGAAAGCACCGCTGTTTATAACCTCAACGGACTTAGTTGTGAGCTTCTTGTTCTTTGCGTCGTACACAAGTTTCGCCCTCGGATGGTCTTTCGGGTCGTGGTCGTGTCCGTATACAAAGAAGTCAATGCCATCCAGCGCATCAGCCGTGGAATACGCCTTTAAGTCTTTAGCTTTATGAATGCAGCACCCGACGTACCGTATCTGCTTCTTTGGGTCTTTAGCACTTGTCCCAACGCCAATATCACACACAAGAAAGTGCGGTCTATACCGCTCCTTAATGCCAGCCATAACGCAGCAGTCATACAGCGGATATAGCCCCGCCATCTTTGTGCTTCTGTTCTTTTCATGGTTGCCGTCCGTTACGCCGATCGTTCTGTCTGCTAAGTCAATAAGCTGTTCCGTGAACCACTCTTTTTGTTCGTGTGGCGGAATCGTCTGCGTGAACATGTCGCTCTTACTGCCGGGCGTTGCGTTCTCCATCGCATCACCGACAAACAGGGCATACCGATTAGGCTGTGCGAGTATTTCGCGCTTTACCTCGTTCCACTTGCGTTCATCGTGCTGTGCACTGCCCTTGTGTATGTCGTGCAGTAAATACAGCTCGATGTACTCAAACTCACGCGGCGTGTCGAAAATAATCGGGACGAAATCACTAAGCAGACGATTACCCCCTTTGTCTTTTGTTGTTACACCGCCCCACCATCTTGGCAAGGCGGTGTTGTTGGACTTTCTGCCCCATATCAGGCCGAAAGTCTATTTGAAATACACAGCTCAATGTGAAACAAGGGGTGTGGGCTTTTTTGCCTACCCCCCTCTATGCAACTCGGCTCCCACCCCTGCCGTCCACATACGTTGCATTACTTACCCACGTTGTGCCAATAAAGTTCTATCAAAATATTAAAATAACCCTATTGACATTCTATCAATAGGGTGTTATCATTCTCTCAT